TTCCATTATCCAAGCTCCTTTAATTCTAGTAATCTATCTAAGTTGTAACCTACCCAGGCATTATCGAAATTTTTATCTAACGTAACAACTGGCATACTTTTGAATCCAAGTGATTTAATTTCTTCTAATGCTTCCGGGTTTTTAATCACATCTACTGTATCGTATGGAATTTTATTTTGATTTAGCCAAATTTTAGTCATCTCACATTGGATGCAATTTGGTTTAGAATAAACTGTAATCATTTACTATCCCCCTCCACAAACAGTTCTTTGATTTCTTTACCGAATAATTCGATAGCACGTTTGGCATCTTCATAATTTTTAAAGTAGCCGAAAAGCATAAATGCGTTAACATTGCAAAGATAATTAACGGCTATTTTGCCACTCCTTTTTTCTATAAAGTATTTATTGTCACAAATAGTGAAATCAGGTTTCCAATTACCGTTGCACTCGTCTCTAAACGCTCTAAATCGTGTAAGTAGGTTTCTGCGTTTTGCTTCTAGTTCTGCTGCTTGTTTGGTTGGGAAGATGTGACCCTGGTTAAATGTTTTTTTATTAGAAACACAATTATCCCAAAAAAGAAATTTAACTAAACCTCTAGAATTAACAATATAATATTTATCCCTATCCTTATACGGGCATTTCATCTCCCATGTATCTTCTTCCTTAGGTGCTTTAATATCAGCTAACACTTTTGAGATTTCATCAGCTAAATCAGCAAAGAATTTACGGAAAGAATCTGCTGCTTTCACTAACTCTTCCAATGTTTTTTCGTCTTGTATCATATTATTCATATTCTTCTCCCTCTTGTCATATTGTCGAATAACTCAATCAAGCTTGTCTTTTTCTTCAATTGTTCACTTAATGCAATTGCATTTTCTATCGCTTTTAACGATGTTTCAAACCCCAGCAAGAAAGCGAATCGTTCATTATAGCTCATCTCTTCGAGTTGCCCATAATTGATATCTTCCTGGAACTGTTTCAACGCTCTGTCATACATTAGCATGTCCTTGTACTTGCAATGAGCCACAATCAAGTAATGCACATCGTCTTTTAATTTATCAAGCTCTGATTTCTCTTTCATTATTGGTCCTCCTCAAATTTTTAAGGTACTTTTCGAATTCTTTATCGTTCATCTTCTTTTGTTCTCCATTTCTCTCTTTATATCGTCTATACCGTCTAAACAAACGATGTTAATTATCAACACTAATAAAAGAGATAGCGGTATCAAAAACGGCAATAATACAAAATTCCATGGAAAGTCCACGCCTAGAAATTTTGCGATTGCTAGTATACCACTAATGCAAAAACCAATTATCAATGCTCTCAAACTTTTTTCCACGTTGTTTCCTCCATTGCTCTTCTTAATTTTTCAAGCGCTAACTGTTCCGCACCTCTTATATACATTTTTCTGAATTCTTTTTCTGAATAGCTATCGCCACACAATGCTTTTGAAAACTCTCTCGATGGCGATTTAATACCGAGTAAATATCTAAACCAATAATCGAGCCTAATTCTGAGTTTCGTTGTTTGTTTGATAGCTAAGTGAGTTTGCGTGTTTTTCTTCCTCATTTGCCTCTCTCCAATGATTTTTGCTCTCTTCTAACCACACATTGATTCGTTTTCATGATTAATCCTCTAACCTTTCAATTAACAAGTCCAAATGTTCTTTTGCCTTTTTTAGATCCTCGAGCATTTTCCCTTTGCTTGGCGCTCTCAACACGTACTTCAAAACGTTACCTGCAATATATCCATCGAATGAGTTTTCGTATTTCGGAATGAAATTTTCCATCACAGTGAACACTTCTAATCCATGAATTCCTTGATAATGTTTTGGATGTTTGACTGCTTCTTTAATTCTTGCGTTTTCGCTCAAATCCACAAAACTCATTTAATTCCAGCTCCTTCAAAATATTCTTCTAATCTATCCATTATTTTCTTTCTGGTTTGCCATCCGATTTCATACGGATTTCTTAAGAACACATTTAATGTTACTGTTCTTACTTGCAGGATGTCTCTAGCCATGTGCTTAAAATTGTTTTCTGAATCAGCAATCATTTCCTCGATATCGTCTCGAGCCTTCAGTAGGATTGAATCATACAAGGCATCCATTCTGTTATGTCCAATGTTGCTATCCATCTTGTTAATTATGAAAGGCTTAGGTGTTGCAGCCACTTCAACTACATTGCCTGTCACTCCATGCTCCTTCATGAATTTGCGTGCATCTCCATAATTTTTGAATGTCATTGCTTCATGTTGACTTGCTTTAAATTCAAAAGTATAGACTGGATGGTTTCTAGTAAGATATCCCATCATGCTGCTATGATCATTAATTTTATTAAAGTACATATTGCTGTTTTTAATTACAAATCCCATACTCATTCTCCAACTCTGCCATTATTTCGATATGGCTTCTGATTTTCTTCATTACTTCGCTATGAGGGTCTGAAACTTGGTAAGTGGCCATTATTACACTATTTCTGTCTTCAATCAGACGGAAGCCGTATAGCTTCTCTAGTTGGGCCACTTCCAAGGCTTGCCAGATAGCCTTGTCTTTCTGTTCTTTTTGCTTATCAATGTATGCTGCTGCATACGGAAGATGTTGATACATGCTCATTGCCTTAATGTTTTTCTGGCATTGCTTAGCTTCCTGCAGCATAACCATTACAGCTCTTGTAGTCTTCAATCCTTCAGACTTCATAATCTTTTCGAATTCTATCGCATTCATAGCCATTAAAATTCCTCCACAAAGTCCATTCTTGCTTTAAAGAATTTGAAAGTAGAATCCATCAAATCGCCTTCCCTATTCTTCTTGATTGAGAATTTAACTCGTTGATAGCCTTCATGATTGGCTTCTGTTTCTTCATTGCTCAAAAATCCAACTACATTCGAGTCTTGTTCGATGGAACCAGACTCTCTCAAGTCTGCCAGCATAGGTGTTTTATCTTGCCTTTGCTCTACTCCGCGAGATAACTGCGATAAGATAACGATAGGTACTTGATGCTCGTTGGCTAAATTCTTCAACTCGCGTGTAATCTGCTCAATCTGTAATCTTCTATCACGATTGTTGTTAACTTTGATAAGTCCTACATAATCAATGACAGCTAAGTATTTCCCTGGAGCTTGCCCTGCAGCGCGTGCTTTAATAATTCCAAGGATGTGGTTGAGTTCAGAAACAGTATCGTAAACTTTCAAGTCTTTTTGTTTGAAAAACTCGATAGTTTCTCTTACTAACTTTTTATCTCCAGGCTTTAGCATTTTATTCATCTTACGTAAGTAGTATGTGTTAAGTGTCGTCTTTTGGGACACGAATCTAGAGAATACTTCTTTTTTGCTCATCTCCAGGCTAAACAAGTCTACTCTTAAGCCTTCATTTCGTCTCAGTGCTCTATCAATCAGATTGATAGTCCAGGCACTCTTTCCGACTGATGGACGAGCTCCAACAGTAATCAGCATTCCAGGGCCTATGCCTCCTCCTAGAGCGGCATCTAGTCCGCTGAATGTCTTAATTCCGTCTTCAATATCATGCTCAAGCTCATACTCGAATTGCTCGAATGTTTCAGCCAAATCACCAACATTCTTTTTGCGCGATAGCTTAGAAATTGCGTTCAATAATTCTAGCATTTCAGCCTCCAGCTGTTTAGTTGGAAATGCTGTATGTTCTGCTTTTACTTTTTCTAACTTCGCTCTTAAATACTCATGATGTAGCTGGTTAGCAAGATAATCCAATCCGCTTGTAGTTGCATTCTCTTGCTGTAGTGCCAGTAGATACTCATATCCAATCGAATTACCTTTTAATTCGGCTATAACTTTAGCGAACAGCTCCATCAATCCGTCTAAGCGACTACCGTAATTATTTAAAATTTCAAAGATCGTTTTAAAATTCGTATCTTTGAACCATTCAGCTTGCAAATACGTTGATTGAGCTTTATCGAAATCTTGTAGGATTGCAGATATGATTGATTTTTCTAACTCGTAATTATTCATCTACACCATTCCAATCATCGCCATATATCATTTTCATCTTTTCAAATACAGATTGTTGCTTAGTAGTGTTAGTTTGTTGAGGAATGGCATATTCATCGTTCCAACATTCTTTGTTAAACCAAGTTCCTCCTTGTTTAATGAATCTAGGTTCAATCTTGTTAGCTGCAATATGCTTTTTATAATTGACGATGCCGTTGCAAATTGTTTTGTTAGATACTCCAGACTTTATCGCTTTAACGTATGCTTTGAACGCATCGTTTTTTCTTTCTTTTCTAGGATACAATTTCCAAAGTTTGTCAAAATCCTCTTGAAGAGCTTTTTTGTTGCCTCCACCAGCGCTATTTTGGCTATTATTATTTTCTTTAGTTTCCTTTACTTTACTTTGTGGATTAATGTAATCATTAATCCCGTTTGCTTGTTCATTAATGTCTACATTAATTAAACAATAACTACTCATATCTACTTCTTTTCTTCTTTTGGTCGCCTCTTTGAATGTTTCCTGAATTCTAACCGAGGTTAGTACCATATCCGAGTTGAACAGGGCTTTATCAAACACGCCCCACGCAACCAAGCGATTCACAACCTGGTCTAATAAGTCTTTACTAGCTCCTGGAATTCTTTTGAGAAGTTGCATTTTAAGCAAATCATTCCATACAACGTAGTACCCTTTTCTGTATACCGCGCATAACAGTTTGATTACGAATAACTCCCCTTTAATTCCAAACTCTCCAGCTATTGCTTCGATTTTCTCATCTTCAAAGATGTCAACGTTAAGAGGGAAGTAGTCGAGTCCATTTTTTTGAGGTCGTGCCACTTTCCTCGCTCCTTTTCTGAGAATGTGTTGTCTACATTGATATGTTATGTTATAATCATTGTAGAAATGTTTTGTATGACGGCTTTTATAAGTCGTCTTTTTTTATACACTCAAAAGCTCTCTTGCAGTATCGTATGCGTCCTTTAGATTTGAATGAGTACTGCTGCTTTTGTAATTTCCGAGAAACACAATCAATCGATACTTTCCATCGATGAATCTTATTTCTCCTCTTAGTTCATTTCCAACCATTACATCGTATTCGTTGGGGTCGAACATATTCATTTCAAAACTAATCATCTAAAACCACACCTTGACGGATGGCATCGACTTTATCTGCGTGCTGGTTAACAGCTCCGACTAATAAATGGATCCATGCAATCGCTCCTAGAACTACTAAAGTTGTGTAACCTAAGAACTTGCAGTATTTTTTGAGATAATTTCTGTTAAAATCTTTTTTCTTTAGCTTTCTAGCTTTTGAAATTTCAACTCGTGTCATGCTGTCCTCCTTAAATCTTGTATTTAGCCATGAACTCATCTAAATCCCTGGCATCGTATCGAATTGTTGCGCTTCCGCTTGGTCTCTTAATTACAATTTGTTTCAATCCCATCGATACACACTCATCGAAATCTCTATCGTCGATTCCTCCGATGTAGGCTTTCGCTTGCTTCTTGTTTAAGTATCTTTGCTGATTGTTATTTGTTGGCAATCGTTCCATCGCATTAGCTACGATTTCAATAACCTTTGAATTGAGAGTTGCTTCGAAATCAACGCTTAATAAATTCACTATGTTTTCTCCTTTCACTGTTTTTTCATATTGTTGTAACCTTCTTTCAAGCCTATAATTGAGCTTGGGAAAGGAGGTGTTTATATGTCTGACTCACAAGAATTAGCAAATGCTTATTTAAGATATATCAATGAAATTAATCAGCAGTTTGCAGATTCTATAAAACCAGCGCTTGACCAATTAGAAATTACTTTACAACCTATGCGTGATGTATCTGAAATGATTCAAAAAATACAGGAAAATACTCTAGAATCCCTCCAGCCTGCAATGGAAGCTATAAGAGAATTTTCAAAGCAAAGTGTTTCCGTAAATAAAAAGATTACTGAAGCAATACAGTATAGAAATTTTTATAGTACTCAATCATTGTTATTGTCGAAATCTAACGATGAAATTCACGATTTGGTTAGTCAATTTGACGAAGCTTTGTCCGATGTCGAACTTGGGAATGTAGAACTCCCGTTGGAACTTGTTAAGAATGAACAATCAGAAAAAACTTCTAAAACATTTCAATTGAACTCTGAATGGCTTAAGGAACAATTTTGTGGTTATTTAGCTCAATCTGTTTTCGGATTGATTTTCCAATACGCTTTTGGTCTAATTACTTCTGATACGGTTGTTAAAGTTTTGAAAATTATTGTTTCTTTTTTAAAGCCTTCTTCTTCTTGAGATATCGGTAAATCCTTTTCCCTGTATATTGCCCTAATATCCAAGAGAGAATCCAAATTAATATTTCTAATTTTGTTTCACAACTCATGGTCAGTCTCCTTTTTTCGTTAATCAAATGGGTCAAAAAATAGTTTTATTGGGTCGTCTCTTAAGAGATGGCCTTTTTAATTTTCCAGAAGCAAAAACACCAACTTAGAAAATTAATTTGCAACCAAGCCTCTGCGTACTTGATTCCATCTTCTTCGTAAAATGTCATATAATGGTGCATTCATTCCACCTCCTATCTCCTTAACACTAATCGTATTTAGGTGTAATTCTGACTCTAAAACCTTCTGCACTGTCAATATCATCTGCCGTGATGACTGCAATGGTTTTAGGGTCTTTTTCGTCTGTTTCTACAACTATTTTTGTGATATCCGTTAATGCTTCGACACTCATTTATATTTCCTCCTTTCTAATGTTGTTTCTCTCCTGTTCCAGTCGTATAATTGGCTTGGAAAGGAGGTGTTTTTATGAGTATTGAATTGTTTGTTTCTATTCTTGTGTCTTGTTTTACTGCTATTTTGTCTTATCTTGCTAGTCGTAATCAGTCCAAAAACGAAATAGCTAAAATTCAAGTCGAATACGAATCTAAAATCAAACTACTGGAAAAACAACGAGAAGCTGATTTGGAACTTATCAAATCTCAAGGTATGATTCCTGTAGTTCAAGATATAATTCGCGGTGATATTAGCTTAGATAGGATTTTGGAATTACAAGCCAAATTCCCACAAAAGTGATTAATCTTTAGAGTCTTCTCTAGAAGGCTCTTTTTTTATTTTTATCCCAAATGCTACACCTTCTATAAATCCTCGACCGTAATCCGTGGCCATCGCCTCTCTCACGATCTTGAAGATTAAATTCATTTTTTCTTCGGTTATTTCAATTTCTTTATGGCTCATCCTCTCACCTCCTATTTATTTCTCGCTTTACGGTTTAACATGTTAGATTTCGTTTTTAAAAAAATAAATCCGATACTTTAACGTTGAAGAATTTAGCTAATTTTTTAAGAGTTACAGTGGAAGTCTCTTGCATGTTTCCTGTCTCTAACCCTGAAATCAATGCACGACTTACTCCAGATTTTTCTGCTAATTCTTCTTGAGAGATTTTCATTTTCTCCCTTAATTCTTTGATTTTGTAGTTAACTGTCATATCTTCCCTCCTCTCATCTATTCCAACTAAAGATAGTTTAACATGTTAGATTTTATTCGTCAACTATGTTAGACATAAAGTTTTTATATTAAGCAGTCTCTCAACTGCTTAAATACATTCTATCTTTTCTCGTCTCTACTAATCCATAAAAATGCTAGTAGGACAAACAAAAATGCACTTATACCCTGTAGCATAATTTCCACATTCGTGATATACTAGCACCGAGGAGCTAAGCTCCTCGAGCTAGAACAGCTGAACAGCTTTTAATTTCTCTTATGCTTGCGTGCTTTTCGAGAATTGCTAGGCTGTTCTTTTTGTTTGCAAACTTTTATCAAGCTTGCAAGTCCTACTAGGAATGTTCCTAGTGCTGTTAGAAGTTCGCTGACTTCTTTCATCACAATCTCCTTTCTGTTTTGTTAAGGTCTTAATCAACCTTACATGTATAGTCTAACATGTTATACATACTTTGTCAACTATGTTGTACAAATAAATTGAAAAAATTTTTTATATTCATTATAATATGTACAAGATGTTAAACAAGGAGGAAGTTAATATGCATCTAGGAGAAATAATTAAAGAATATCGCGATAAGAATAAACTAAGCATGGATAAATTTGCTAAAATGGCAAATGTGAGTAAAGCATACATTTCTGTTCTAGAACGCAATAAACGTCCTAAAACAGGAAAACCTGTTATTCCGTCCATTCCTGTAATTAAGAATGTGGCTGAAGCTATGAATATGTCATTTGATGATTTGTTTAATATGCTAGAAGACAATCAACTAATCTCACTTACAGACGATACACTAATCAGTAAGATAACCGATATAGCTACTCAACTCACATCCAAACGACAAGAACGCGTCTACAATTATGCAGAAGAACAACTCAACGAGCAGAATGGGCAAATACATGAAGACAATATAGTTCCTATCGTTTTTGGCCGTCAATCTGCAGCAGGCTCTATGATATACGTTGATGACGTGGATGCAGAAATGGGCGTACTTCCCTCTTCCATCGTTCCTAATGGTGCCAATGAATTAGTTCAAATAACAGGGGATTCAATGGAGCCGCTTATCAAGAAAGGCTCTGAAGTATATTTAAGATATCAGCCAACTGTGGAGGATGGTGAGATTGCTATCGTTCGAGTTGAGGACGAAGGAGTTACATGTAAATACTTATTTAGAGATGGTGAAAACATTGTTTTAAAATCAGAAAATTCTAAGTATGATGATATCATTGTGGATGCAAATAAAGTTTCAGTTATCGGTAAAGTATTAATCTAAAAAAGGGAGTGTTATCGATGAAATTCGGTTTAAGAACACCTAGTTTAAAAAAGATGATTAAAGCTCGTACAACTTCAAAGTGGAAGAGACAAATTAAAAAGGCTGTTATTCCAGGATATGGAAAAAAGGGTATGGGGTTGTTTAGAAATCCTAAAAAATCGTTATATAACAAAGTGTATCGTAAAACTTCATTTGATATTTTTAAACTTTTAGGGTTGAAGTAGTGCTTATTATATTAAAATAAAACACCACACTCTTAATCTTGGCGGATGCAGTGTGGTGAGTTCAAAATTTACCCTAATTTAGGGCTATTTGTTATGCCCTATTTTACCATATTACGAAAGGATGGTAAAGATATGGCTAGGAAAAGAATCGATGATAGAATAAAGCCTTATAAGAAAAAAGACGGGCAAGTCTATTATCAATTTAAAATCTATTGTGGCACTAATCCTAAGACAGGCAAAAAGCAGTATACTACAAGACGCGGATTTGAATCGGTCTTAGCAGCAACTACTGCACTTCAACGGCTAGAAGTTGAGTTGATGGATACTGGATTAGTGGTTAAACAAAAGTTCACGTATAGAGAGCTATACAACGAGTGGTTAGTAACGTATCAGAAACGCGTAAGGCCTAGCACGTTCCAAGCTACTGTGACTTATTTCAAGAAACACATACTTCCTGCATTTGGTGACTACTACATCGATACAATTACCATACAAGATTGCCAGGCTCAAGTGAATCGATGGTATATGAACTATCCTAAGAGTACTCAGTCTTATAAGATATACGCTCAAATGATATTTAAGTATGCTCAGAAGTTGAATCTGATTGATAAGAACCCTATGAGCCTAGTTGAATTACCGAAGTCTGATGATTTTAAAGACGATAAGTTGAAATATTATGATCGTGACACTCTAATTCGATTTCTGGATTATATCGAACCGTATAAAGAAGTGTATACGTTCTTTTACCTACTCAGCTATACTGGTTTACGATGTGGAGAAGCATTCGCCCTCACTTGGAATGATATCGACTTTAGAAATCATTCTCTGAGCGTAAATAAGACGGTAGCACGCTCGTTTGAAGATAAATATATATCACAGACCAAGACTAAGAACGGAATGCGTACAATACGGATAAATGGAAGCCTGGAGCGATTGCTGAATGAATGGAAAGAATTATCCGGAAATGAAACGTATGTATTTCAGAACCGCAATAACTCGTTCTATTCGTCCAATACAGCCGTGTACTGGTTGAATCAGATACTAGAAGGCACTAACTTTCCTAGAATCACTCCTCACGGTTTCAGACACACTCACGCGTCATTATTAGCAGAAGCAGGAGCGGACTTAAAAGACATACAGGACAGATTAGGCCATGGAGATATACAGACTACTGCTAATATCTATACACACGTTACGAATAATAAGAAAGATAATACGATTGATAAATTTG